AAGCTGTCTTGCTTTGCGTCTTAGTTCTTGTGTGTTCATGTTGACCACCATGCCACGAGTAAAACCGCCATTCCAACACCAATTGATATTGCTGTGATGTAGTCCATGATTTTTTCAAAGTTCATTTGGTTCTCCTTAGATAAGCCAAATGTCAATGCCAGTAGCTTTGGGATACTGAGTCAAAATTTGTTTTTCCAATTCATAACGCCCAACAGCCCAAACTTCTTCAGCGTGTGACTTGTAATCGCAGAAAAAATTGATTCTATAAAGTTTCATTTTGCTTCCTTAAAGACCCACTTACGATTTGTTATGGGCTGACGTAAGTATAGCAAAGTAAACAGACTAAACAAGATATTTATCTAAGTACTTTCCCTAGTGTATCTTTCTTTCAACACTTTGTTGATTTTGCTATACTGTCGAGATGGATATACAACAAGCTATCACACTTGCTGGCTCACAGAGTGAGCTTGCTAGAATCTTTGGCATTACAAGGGCAGCAGTCAACCATTGGAAGACAATCCCTCCTCTACGCCTATACCAACTCAAAGAACTCAAGCCAGAATGGTTTAAATGACACAAGAAGCAATTATTAAAGCCCTCCAGAATGGCCCTCTGACCTCTGCTGAACTCTGTGACCTAACAGGTATGCCCAAGTCCTCTGTGCTGTCCACAGCTAAGAAACTGCGCTACAAAGGCGAACTCACCACAGAGGAAGTCAAGGTAGGACGCTACTGGATGGCTAAGTACACATTGACAAAGCCAGAACCTAAAGAGGATAAGACCATTATTTGTGGTATCCAGACTTATGGAATCTTTACTAAAGCTGAGTATGCTGTGATGGCTGCTCAAGCTAAGAGATTGTTTGGCAAACCAAAAGTTAAAGAGATTACCAACAATCAATTTATTTGATACAATGTTTTGAAACACGGCTAGGTCTGAAGTCATGAGCAGACCGAAAAGCGAACTCCCCGCCTGCCGATTGTTTCTTTTTTGGGAGATTTGCGGAGATGCTTTATGCACTACTATTCTTTTCATGTGAGTGACTACATTCACGACACAGCGCACTTGTCAGCCTATGAGGACTTGGCATTTAGACGCTTGCTTGACTTGTACTACACAAGCGAAAAACCTATCCCAAACAAAACCCAAGAGGTTTCCAGACGGATTCGGCTTACACATCAAGAAACTGCTGTTTTATCTGTTTTACAAGAGTTTTTTACTTTTGACGAAGAACGAGATTGTTGGTTTCACAAGCGTTGCGACAAGGCAATTGCAGACTATCAAGCCAAAGCAGAGCGTAATCGTGAGGTTGGAAAACTTGGTGGAAGACCCAAATCAAACCCAGATGCTAACCCACAGAAAACCCAAGTGGTTTCCAAACATAACCCTAACCAAGAACCAATAACCAATAACCATAAACCAATAGATAAGAACAAGCGAGGCTCACGCCTCTCTCAAGACTTTTTATTACCAAAGGAATGGTGTGACTTTCTTGTTGAACAAAGACCAGAACTAAACGCACAACAAACCTTTGAGAAGTTCAAGGACTACTGGATAGCCCAAGCTGGTCAAAAGGGTGTGAAGTTGGATTGGTTTGCTACATGGCGTAATTGGGTGAGAAACACCAATGCACCGAAAGTTAATCCTGCTGACAACATCAGGCTCACAGTTCCATCAAAGAACGAGCCTGACCCTGCATTGGAAAAGATTAAGGCTGATGAAAAGAGGGCTGCACCTATGCCTGACTACATTCGTCAATTTGCTAAACAAATGAAAGGCGGTGTATGAATGAGTTGGCATTATTTGCGGGGGGGGGGGGAGGAATCCTTGCAGGACATTTGCTCGGGTGGAGAACTGTGTGTGCCGTTGAAATCGAAGATTATCCACGCAGAGTTTTATTGCAACGGCAAGCTGATGGACTCTTACCTAGATTCCCTATCTGGGACGACATTTGTACATTCGATGGAAAGCCTTGGAATGGAAAAGTCGATGTCATCTCAGGTGGATTTCCATGTCAAGACATTAGTGCTGCAGGAAAAGGAGCAGGACTTGACGGAGAAAGGTCAGGACTCTGGGGAGAAATGGCAAGGGTCATTCACGAAGTACAACCCAGATTCGTGTTCGTGGAAAACTCACCAATGCTCACTTCTAGGGGACTTGGACGAGTTCTCGGAGACTTGGCCACAATGGGGTTTAATGCGAGATGGGGAGTGTTGGGAGCATCAGACATTGGAGCGAAGCATGAAAGGAAGCGAATCTGGATTGTTGCCAGACAATCAAAACTTCTTTCACACGCCCAACACAACAGGATTGGATGGTGGAAGCAACAGCAGGAAAGCATTGAAGAAAAGGCTTTCAACATGGCCAACACCAACGACTCCGACTGGAGGCGGGAACATAGGCGGTTCTGGAGCGTACAAAAATGCAATCAAGAATGGGACTCATATTCCACATTCAATAAACCCGAGCCTGTACGAATGGTTGATGGGGTGGCCAATAGGGTGGACAGACTTAAAGCCATTGGAAATGGACAAGTGCCACTTTGTGCCGCAACAGCATGGAGAATCTTAAGTGAGTCACGCTGACGCTATGAAACTACTAGACAAGGTGCGTGAAGGCGTACCTGTACCACTTCACCTGATAAACAAAGCCTTGGAATTAACTGGCGACTTATGTATTCCAGACGAAACATAGAAAGCCCAAACGATAGGGTAATCCTAGAGCAAGCAGAAGCTAGGGAACTCTATCGTTCTTGGACAGCAAGTAAAAACGCTGATCTGATTCGTGCCAGATTGGAACGAGCAGAACGAATATACGGCTCTGGTGCTAGAGACAGAATAAGAGCGTACATGGCGCAAATGAAAGAAGGGAAACTCGAATGAGATACGCAGCTAGGGTGGATGCCAACCAAACCCAGATAGTTTCTGCCTTGCGAGCCGCTGGTGCTTATGTCTGGATTATTGGCTTACCTGTTGACCTTTTGGTTGGCTACAAGGGTCACACTTTTCTCGTAGAGGTCAAAGATGGCTCTAAAAATCGTTTAACCAAGCTACAAGCCGACTTTTTTGAGAATTGGTCTGGAAGTACCTTGGCAAGAATAGATAGCCCAGAAGCGGCTTTACGCATGATCGGAGTGGTTAAGTGATTATCCAACTGACAAGCACAGAACAGGCGAAAACCAGTATTCGTCTTCATTGGGACAAGATAACCAAGGCTTTGGACTCTGGCAAACATCTAACGATGGAAATTAAGCTGGTCAGCAAAACCAGAGAGCAAGAAGAAAAATATCACGCCATGATTGGCGACATTGCCAAACAAGCACAGCACATGGGTGCTAAGTGGTCAGCAGAGGATTGGAAACGCTTACTGGTTGACCAATACTTGCGTGAAACAGAAAACCTCCAAGGAAAGATCATTCCTAACCTAGATGGCTCTGGGATAGTCCAGTTAGGCTACCAAACTCGTAAGTTCACAAAAGAGCAAGCAAGCGAATTTGTAGAGTGGCTTTACGCTTGGGCAGCAAATAATGGAATAAATCTGTGATTAGGGTAAGTCCCTAGAATAAACATTCTGTTTAGTTTGCTATACTTCAGACAGCCCAAGCAATTCGTGAGGGTACTTTTAAGGATTAAGCAAAATGAACAAGTACTTTACAAACAAAGAATTTCGTAATGGATTTGATGCAGCAGCAGCTTGTGAGCCATGCGACAAGTCAAAGTCTAAAGATTGGATTGATGGCTGGAATCACTATCAAGACAAGATGGATGCTAGTGAAACTGCTTGCTACTTCTAAGGAAAAATCATGCAATACAAATTTGACACAACTGTTGGTGAAGGCTCTGTAATCGTTACTGTGGTTATGGAATACGAGCAAGACGAGGAAGGCATTTATAACGAGAGCATTGAGGATGTGATCTACGAAAAGGTTTCGCTGATGGGTATTTTCAGCATGGAGCAATATCGTGACTTGGAGATCGAAGGTTCTATGCGCCTCCAGAAGCATCTTTTGGAGGAAGCAGAACACTCAGCTTCTGTTGACTACGACTTGCGTGGTATCTGATGCTTGGATGTAAACCTAAAGAGCCTGATGCAAAGTGTCTAAATTGCAAAAGGTTCTCTCTGCCTAATCCTGTCAATGTCAAGAACTCCAAGGACAAGGCTTGCATTTATGTACCTAAATCGTTACAGGTGAAAACATGAGCGATCAAAAGAATTGGGATGCAGCAGTAATAAAAACATGGCGTAACGCTGGTTTAGTTATGGATGCAATGAATTTGTTTTCGGCAATATCTGGAAAAAAACTTAATGAATGTGACCCACCATTAAAGCGCATACCACCTACGCCATATCCTTGGAAAATAGGAATTCGTATATTTGTTGCAAACCACTTGTCAAAAATTAACAAAAGATTGTGGGAACAAACCCCAGATAAAGACATACTTCTTTTACGAAAACTTGAAACAAGTTCTTATGACACAGAGAAAGATGTCATTTATGACTTAGAACTTGCAAGAGAACGAGAACGAAACAAGAGAAATAGTAAAAGAATTGATATGAATCATCTTAGCTACTCTAATCGTAATCAGGCAACAGATTGGGGTGTAACAAAAGGCTCTTCACGAATAGCGAGGAAAAAATGACTGAATGGACAAAAGAGGAAGATGAGGCTTTCAACGATGTTGAAAAGCAAAGTAACCTTGGTAAGCAAATTCTTAGGAATTTAGGCCAACCCTACCACTTTGATATTTACGTTTCTCCATCTCAAAGAAACTTGGTGCTGGAGGAGGTAGCTAAAGAGTTTGACAAGATGCCTTTTGGCGACACAGCGCAGAGTTTTGCTACTTTTGTAAGGAATATGAAATCATGAGCTTAGAGAGAATTATTGCTGAACAACAAAAGAAAATAGACGATTTAACTGAAGGCAACAAAAAGCTAATCGAGAGGTCTGCCAATGTTTTTAAGCGCAATGATGAGCTATTTGAGGCTGTTTCAAAACTAATTGATTGTCGTATATCTCCTGATGGATTACCTGAAAAAGAATGGGAAGCATATCGCTCACAACGCCACGAAGTAAGAATGGCAATGATTGATGCTGGATATTGTGTGACTTGTTATAACTGGATGGCGCATTGTGAGTGCCACGATCAATATGATTGAACAAAAGAAAGACGCACCTAATAACCCGCCATATTGGGTATGCACTAACTGTAAATGGGCGTTTGAAGCATTACAGGCAGCAAATCGGCATAGATGTGGAAATCAAGAAAGGCAAGATGATGGGCAAAGGTTCTACTCCAAGAAAATTCTCAGTAACTAACGAAGAATACGCAAACCGATGGGATGCCATTTTCGGGAAAGATAATGACTCGCAAGAAAACAAAGAGAAAGCATTGGAACTTGATCGATCCTCTGACCCATGCCATAACGGGAGCAGCGATAACTCAAAGGGACAAGCTGGACAAACTAAGGATGCTTGAGTATTCGGCTTTGGAAGCTATCACTAAGGGCAATGGAACTGTTGCTGATTGGCGTACCTTGGTAGATGTTCTAAACCTGTCTGAGATGATGGGAAAGCATGGAGTTGGCCCAGAGGTGCTACCTATCTGCGAGAAAGCCCAAGAAAGCCTCCATAAAGCCGCTATGCGCTATCAAGAGACAATGAGAATGGGTTTGGATGGGGAAGGAATCAAAGCCTGTAGAGACTTGATCGAATACGCTGATCTACAGCAAGGAAGTATCTCAAGAAGTGAGTTTGAGAGATACATTCAGAAAACAAAAGACCACATAAGGTCAAACAGTAATCTGGTGGTGGAAATTGAATAACAAGCCAAGCAGCAGAGAGAGGCTACACCTCGCAAGAATCAAAGAGATGCCTTGTGGGGTATGTGGTCAGTCTGGGCCATCAGACGCACACCACATTAAGCAACATCAGCAGTATCTCTGTATTCCGCTTTGTAAGGATTGTCACCAAGGCTCGCATAATGGGATTCATGGTCAAGCACGAATTTGGTCAGTTTATAAACATGACGAAATGTCGGTACTTAACGAAACCCTGAGAAAGTTGTTAGGATAGAGGCACTCAGTTGCCATGAGTTTTGAGGGGTTGATACCCCTCTCTTTTTGTGCGAAAATAGTACAAACTCCATGAGGATTGCCATGACAGGCTTGCTAGAACCATCAGTAAAAATTGAAATTGAGATACAAAGCCAAGAGAAAAATGGCGATGCTTGCCCTGTTGCTACAGGCGATGTAGAGGTAAACCTTGAGAATCGTCAGAAAGCCATTGATAAGGCCAACTACGGCCCAATGAACCCTAACGAATCCAATATGGATTACTGGCGTGAAATCTCTAAGACTTGGAGAAACTCCCCAGAACAAGCCAAAAAGTCTCGTTGCGGTAACTGTTCAGCCTTTATCCAAACCCCAAAGATGCTGTCTTGCATCGAGACAGGTCTTGAGATGGGTGACACCGAGATGGATGCTTGGGAAGTCATTGATGCTGGTGACTTAGGATATTGCGAAGTTTTCGACTTTAAGTGCGCTTCCAAGAGAACTTGTGAGGCGTGGATTGCAGGTGGCCCAATAACGGAGGAAAAAGATGATGGGAACGACAAATCAGCAAGCGTTGGAGATGATGCAGAAACTTATGCAGAAGAAGACTAAACCCATGCCTGTGCGTGGGGAGAGAACTGCAAAGAACAAAGCAAAGAAGCCTAAAAAATGAACGGCCTATATGCCAACATTGCAGCCAAGAAAGAACGTATCAAGGCGCAAAAGGCTGCTGGCAAGACTCCAGAGCGTATGCGTAAAGTTGGCTCGAAGGGTGCGCCAACTGCGGATGCGTTTAAGCAAGCGGCTAAGACGGCTAAGAAAAAATGATTAAACGAGGCACAGAGCAGTTTTCTGGCTATAACAAGCCTAAGAGAACTCCTAACCATCCAACCAAGTCACACGCTGTTTTGGCGAAGTCTGGTGATGATGTGAAGCTGATTCGCTTTGGTCAACAAGGTGTAAAGGGTTCTCCTGATGGTTCAGCAAGGAACGAAGCATTTAAGGCTCGCCATGCTGAGAATATCGCCAAGGGAAAGATGAGTGCTGCTTTCTGGGCGAACAAGGTTAAGTGGTAAAAAAACAACAGGTGTAGCTATGAAAATGACTAAAGCTGGTGAAAAGAAAATGTCCAAGGTAATGGGCGAATACAAAGAAGGCACACTTCACTCTGGTAAGGGTGGTAAGGTTGTTAAGAACCCAAAGCAAGCCATCGCCATTGCAATTAGCGAAGCTGCCAAGAAAATGGGCAGAATGAAATAATGGCTGAACTAGGCGCATTTTTTGGTAATCCTAATTTACAGCGTCAAGGTGCTAGGGCTAGGGCTTTAGCCGCACAGCGTGATGTAAACACATTGGCAGACCCTCGCACCTATGCGGTTGTTCAGGGATTGTTAGGAACTGCTCCTGACCAGATGGGGTTTAGTGTTTTAAACCCTGATTACGAAAAGATTAGAAAAGCCGCAGAGCCAGCGTTTGCTCTAGGTTTGTTGGGTCAAGCCGCACCTTTGTTAGCACCAATGACTAAGGGTTTACCAGTAGGTGCAAGTATTCAAGATGTTGGTGGGCTTTTGGGGAAAAGAGTCCCATCTCAATTTGTTCCTAATGTTGAAGCTGGTAAGGAAATGATTGTTCACCACAATCTTTCACCTGAAAAACTAGCACGAGTTGAAAAAGTAGGTGGTATGCCTGTGCCATCTATTGCTGTTTCTAATGTAGAAAATCCATTAAGCGGTTTTGGCAACATCTCATTAATTGGCGATAAATCAATGGCTGTGCCATCTGCTAAAAATCCTGTTTATGGATTTGATGCTTACACATCTAGAACACCTGAGATTGACTACAGTTTTGACAAAAAAAGTCTTAATAATGTAGATAACTATTTTTCAGATGTTGCTAAAAAAATACCTGATGGCGAATACACAGTTGATAGGCTAAAACAAGACTGGAAATATCGAGGTGATTCTGATATTTACAAAGCAAAATTTCTTGATGAGCAAGGGTTATTACCTAATCCTGATGACTTTGGGAAAGATGCTTGGAAATTTAAACAAGAAGTAAGCCAACGAGTTAGGGATTTAAGACCTGAATTTGAAAGTTGGTCTGCAAACATGGATAACACATTAGCTGAAGCTGGTGTAACTCCAACAGAGCGAATCTTCAAAGGTTATACAGATTCTGGTAACAGACGTTATGCAGACGCAACACTAGATAATCTTGTAAAAGAGATGAAAGGTGGTGCTGGTGCTGAAGGTTACTTTTATGGAGTAGGAAACATTCGTGCTGTAGCAACGCCTAAATTTAAAAACTTTGAGCAGGTCAAGGCTGCACGAGAAAACATTGTTTCATCTAAAGATTTTGAACCAGTTAAGAAAAAGATAAGTGACGCCTTTGATGATCTAACTGATAGGATGAGAAATCTAGAAGGTAATAACAATTACGCATATAAGCCAGAAGACGCTTTATATGAACTAGGTCAGGTTAAGAATGTAAACTTTTTAGACAAAATCTATAAGGATGTTCCAGAGGCACTAAAGGCTGATGTTCAGATATTTATGAACAAAGTTAAATCAATGCCTACAGAATACTTTGAGATTAAGCCACAAAGGGCAGTCCAAGTAAGCGAGTTTGAAGGTGCAATTGTTCCTAAAGATGTTCCTCAGAAGTCTATTGATTACCTAAAGAGCCAAGGGATTGATAAGATTTACTTTTACGAAACTCCAGAAGAACGCACTCAATTGTTTAAGAAGTTTGGCGACAAGATGTTTGCCATGCCAGCTTTGCCTTTAGGTGCAACTGGTTTGCTAGATGAAGAAAAACGCAAAGAGATAACAAGTCTGTTAGAATAAAGTATTAACTTAACCTTGACCAACCCTAGAGGAGTCAAACATGATTGAAAAACAATCAAACCTTTCAAATCGAGGTGGCGCACGAGATGGCGCAGGAAGACCTAAAGGTAGCCTAGACAAAGGTAACGCTGTCATCAGAGAGATGATCTTAGAAGCACTAGAGGGTGCTGGTGGTGTTGCATATCTAATCGACAAGGCAGAGAGCCATCCACAGGCTTTCATGGGACTAATCGGTAAAGTCTTACCACTTCAGGTAACTGGAGAAGAAGGTAAAGACATTCAGATAAGTGTCCAATGGCAGAAGTAATCGAGATAGCCTACAAACCCAGAGAACAACAACTTGCTATCCATGAACTGATGGACAGTAAGCGTTTTGGTGTTGTTGTTGCCCACAGGCGTATGGGCAAAAGTGTTGCTGCGATTAACCATCTAATCAAGGATGCAGTACTCAACCAAAAGGAAGCCCCTAGATACGCTTATATAGCCCCTACCTATGGACAAGCTAAGAGGGTGGCATGGGACTACCTTGTGAAGTATGCAGAGCCTCTGGGTGGCTCACAGAACATCACAGAACTAAGGGTGGACTTCTGGGGTAGGCGTGTCCAGTTATATGGTTCAGACAATCCAGAAACACTCCGAGGTCAATACTTTGATGGGGTAATTCTAGATGAGATCGGAGACCAAAACCCAAAGATATGGACTGACATCATTCGCCCTGCACTAGCTGACAGAAAAGGATGGTGTTTATTTATCGGGACACCAAAGGGACACAACCACTTCAAAGAACTGCGAGACAGGGCAGAGAAAGAGGAAGATTGGGGTTTGCTAGAGTTCAAAGCCTCTGAGACAGGGGTAGTTGATGACACAGAACTCAAGGCTGCTCGCAATGAGATGGGTGAGGATAAGTACCGCCAAGAGTTTGAATGTAGCTTTGACGCTGCCGTAGAGGGTTCTTACTATGGGCAAATCCTCAACGAGTTAGAAGACAAGAAGCATATGCAAGAGATTCCTAGAGAGGAATTGAGCAGAACCTTTACAGCTTGGGACTTGGGCATGGGTGACTCTACGTCTATCTGGGTGGCTCAGTTAGTAGGTACAGAGATCAGACTGATCGACTACTACGAGAATCATGGTGTAGGACTAGACCACTACGTCAAGTGGATTAGGGACAACGACTATGAGAAGGCTGAACATATCTTGCCACATGACGTTAGGGTAAGGGAGTTAGGCACAGGCAAGAGCCGAATGGAGATGCTTGAGGAAGCTGGACTAGAGATCAAAATTGCCCCAAGAATGAGCCTAGACGATGGTATTCAGGCGGTGAGGCGACTATTGCCTAGATGTTGGTTCAATGTGCCTAAAGTTCAAATAGGACTCAATTGCCTGAGAAACTACCGCAGAGATTACGATGAGAAGCGAAAGATATTCTATGAAAGACCACTACATGATTGGTCAAGTCATGGGTCTGATTCGTTTAGATACCTTGCATTAGGTTTAGATGAGGGTAATTCCTCGTGGTCTAAGCCTATCAACAAAGCACCAAGTTGGATTGTTTAACAGGAGAAAAGTATGTATGTAGAGCGACAAGGGGTAAATTTAGCCCCAAAAGTAAAAGAACTTGAAATGCGTATCGAAATGCTTGAAAATGTGGTAAATGAGTTAAAATTGGACAAACCCCGAATGGGTCGCCCTCCAAAGGACAAACATGGCACAGAACGAGTTACTGTCGATAATCCAAGCAGAGATTGATGATTCTATTGGTTACATCGAATCCGAGACAGTCGAACAACGCAAACAGGCTTTAGAAGCCTATCTCCGACAGCCATATGGCAATGAGGTTGAGGGTAAGTCACAGATCGTTACAGGTGAGGTAGCAGAGGCCATTGATGGTGCTTTGCCCTCACTTGTTCGCATTTTTACAGGCTCAGATCAGATTGTTGTTTTTGAACCACAAGGCCCAAGAGACGAAGCCTCTGCCAAGCAAGCTACTGACTACTGCAATTGGGTGTTTCATAGGGATAACGATGGTGTCGCTATCCTCCATGATTGGTTCAAGGATGCCCTACTTCAGAAGGTAGGTATCGTTAAAGCCTACTGGCAAGACAAAGAAAACATCACCAAAGAGCGTTACTTCAACTTGTCTAACGATGAGTTGGCGATGCTCATGTCTGACGACACAATGGAGATCGTTGAGCAAGATACAGAAGAATTCCCTATCCTTGACCAAATGGGTAATCCTGCGCTAGACCAAATGGGTCAGCCAATGATTAACTCCATCCACAATGTTGTTGTCCAACAGAAAAAGATGGTTGGCAAGGTGGTGATCGAGAACGTACCCCCAGAGGAGTTCTTGATTAGCAAGAAGGCTAGAACGATTGCAGATAGCCCATTCGTTGCCCACAGACAGATGTTGACTCGTAGTGACTTGGTTGCTATGGGTTTCAACAAGAAGCAAGTTGAAGGCTTGCAGATGGATGATGCGCTTGCCTACACTCCAGAGCGTGTGGCTCGTTTCTCTGCTGGTGAGCAGCCCTACCAAGTACAGACCGATGACCCCTCGATGCAAGAGATTGAGGTCTTTGAGTGCTATGTCAAAACTGATATAGATGGCAAGGGTATCGCCTCACTCGTTCAAGTCTTCTACGCAGGTAATGAGATTCTGCAAGACAAGAAGGGTAAGGACATGGTTGAGGAAGTGGACTACGTTCCTTTCCATTCAATCTGCCCTATCCCAATTCCACACAAGTTCTTTGGTAACTCACTCGCTGACAGAACTGTTGATCTACAACTCATTAAGACGACTATCACTCGTCAGATTTTGGATAACCTATATCTGACAAACAATGCACGAGTGGTTGCTGTTGAAGGGCAGGTAAACCTTGACGACCTTCTTACATCTACTGCTGGTGGTGTTATTCGTGCTAAGTCTCAAGGAGCTGTGTCGCAACTTAATGTGACCAATGTGGCTCAAGCGGCTTTCCCAATGCTTCAGTACTTGGATACCATCCAATCTAAGCGTACAGGCGTATCTGATGCTTCTCAGGGTTTAGACCCATCTATCTTGCAAAACGTAACTGCTGCTGCCATTGCTTCTATGCAACAAGCAGGGTCTGGCAAGATTGAACTGATGGCTCGAATCTTTGCTGAGACAGGTGTCAAATCTCTGTTTAAGGGCATCTTGCATCTTCTGTGTAAGTACCAAGACAAGCCTCGTTTGGTGCGTATGCGTGGCGAATTCGTAGAGTTTGACCCTCGCACATGGGCTAACCAGTATGACGTAGCCATTAACGTAGGTTTAGGTGCTGGTAACAGACAAGAGCAAATGGCTATGCTTCAGATGATCGTTGCCAAACAAGAGCAATTGATTGGTCAATATGGCCCTGCTAATCCTTATGTGTCACCTGCTCAATATCGTTCTACCTTGGGCAGAATGATTGAGGCTGCTGGCTTTAAGGATAGTGCTGAGTTCTACAAGGCGATCACGCCAGAGCAAGATCAGCAATTGTCTAATCCTCCTCCTCCACAACAGCCTCAGATGCCTCCAGAGGTTCAGGCAATGATGCAGAAGACGCAAGCTGAGATTCAAGCTAATCAACAAAAGGCTCAAGCTGATATGCAATTGCAACAGCAACAACAGCAGATTGATATGCAAATGGCTCAACAAAAGGCTGGCCTTGAGATGCAGTTAATGAGAGAAAAAGAGGCTGCTAAGTTGCAATTAGAGCGTGAGAAACAACAGGCTTACTTTGCTATGAAGCAACAAGAGTTTGAGATTGAGGCTCAATTGAAGGCTATGAAGGTTGGTGCTGGCATTACTTCTAACGTAGAGATTAAGGGCTAATCATGTCAAACATTGATAATCTCATTAAGCAGATTCAATCACAAGGCACTACGTCTAAGTGGACAGGTGGTGTTGGTGCTGACGCTGCTACCAAAGACATGGCTCGTATCTTGGACAGTATTGGGATTACAGACATTAACCAGTTTGGCCCTGTAACCAAAGAAGTTGATTTATACATGGGTGAAGGTGTTGATGGAACACCTATTTACCAGAAGCAAATTGAGCAAACCTTTGGCAATAAAGAAACTGGTCAAGCTGTGCCAGTTACTTATAGTGAACGCCAAACAGGTAATGCCTTTGGTGGTACTTTTGAGGGCAAGGGAAATACTGGATACAGAGTAGATTTCACCCCTGAAGGCAAGCCAGTTTTCTACACAACTGGAGCGTCTAGTTCTAATGCTGGTGAGATCATCAAGCCCTTTGCACAAATGGCATTGTTGGCTGCTGGTATTGGTGGCTTAGAGTCTTTGGGTTTAGGTGCTGGTGCTAGTGGTGCTGCTGCGGGTGGTGGTGCTGCTGGTGCTACAGGTGCTGGCTTGGCATCAGCAGGAGAACTTGGAACTATTGCTGGTATGGGTGGTGGTACAGGTTTATCAGCAGGTGCTAGTGGATTAGGACTAAATGCTGCAGGTGCAGGTCTTGGCTCACTTGGTACAGGTGCTGGTATTACCGCAGGTGCTGGTTTAACTGGTACTGGTGTTCTTACAGGCTCAACTTTAGGAACAGGTTTGTTAGGTACTGGCGCAGGATTGGCTGGTCTAACAGGAACTGGTGTTCTTAGTGGCTCTGAGTTAGGCAAAGCATTGCTTGGTACAACATCTACAACACCTTTGGTTGGTACTGGTGTTTTATCTGGTTCAAATCTTGGCGCACAACTTTTAGGTACTGGCGCAAATACAGCCGCTACAGTTGGTGGACTTACTGGATTAACCAATGCCGCCAATGTTGGTGCTGGTGCGTTGAATACAGGTGTATCAACAGGAATAACTGGTCTTGGTTCTGGTGCTTTGAATACAGGCGTAAATCCTAGTGGTGCAAGCACTATTTCTTTACCTATTGAAACCCCTGTAACACCTACACCTCCTACTAAAGGTTTAGGCGTATCTGACGCACTAAGAGCAGCTAGTCTTGTAGGCGCATTGGCTGGTGGTGCTAAAGCCCTTGGTGGTGACTCTGGTGGCTTCCCAATAGTACCTATCCCTAGCGATTGGACTAGCCCAATTAAACCTACAGGTGTAGCAGAGTTTAAGCCTTTGACACCGATTGACTTTGGCTCTAAAGAGATGCTTCGTGGCACTCAATGGGAAAAGTTACTAGACCCTAACTATGGCACAGCCCCTGCAATGCCAACCTCTACCAACCCATCCAACATGACGTTTAATGAGTTGACTAGAATCTTGGGAGGTTCAAGAGAATCTATCCCAACCCAGAACCTTTCGATTAATGATGTAATTGCAGGAATACAAAGCCAATATGGACAAACACCTCAAGGCTCAGTGGGCTAGGAATCTGTTAGCTGATGACTTTTTCAAAGAAGTCATAGATAACTTGAAAAAAGAACAGATTAGTGTGATAATTAACACAAATAGTAGTGATATTGGTGTTAGAGAAGATGCTTATCGCCATATCAAGACAATTGATTTGATTACAGGACACCTAGAAGGCTTGGCCTCGGAAACTCTAATCAAAGAGAAAAAGTGGAAGATTCTTTAGGGGAAACCCTAACCTCCGTCTAGAAGGTGTCTAGCGATTTTTGAGATGACAAATGGAAAACACCAACCCTCAAGGGAGTGAAAGCCTAGATGTAAACCAAGCCGCTTCAGCGTTTGAAGGGATGATGGGTGATTCTGAGGAAGCCGAAGAAGGCCAAGCCGAAGGTCAACTAGAAGACCAACAAGAGACTGATGAAGTTGAGTATTCTGAAGAAGAAGAACAGCCCAAGCCAAAATATAAAGTCAAGGCAAGTGGTGAGGAAGTTGAGGTAGAACTTGACGAACTTATCAAGGGTTATCAACAAGGTGCAGATTACACTAAAAAGTCTCAGGCTCTAGCTGAACAACGTAAGGCTCTCGAAGCTGAACGTCAACACTTAGAGTATGTGAAACAAGAGCGACAAGCATATGCCCAGAAGTTGCAAGCGTTGGATAGCTTCCTTTCGCAGCAAAATCAGGGTGTTAACTTAGATGTTCTAAAGGAAACAGACCCCATTGGCTATGCCGTGGCGGTTGCTGAACAGAGTCAGCGTGAGAAACAGTTAGCAGTAGTTAGAGCCGAACAGCAAAGACTTGCCCAACAGCAACAATCTGAGCACCAAGCCTCTCTGCAAAACCATCTCCGTCAAGAGTCTGAGAAGTTAACCAGTCTGATTCCTGAGTTAGCCACTCCACAGGGTGATGCGGTTCGGAAACAAATCCGTGACTATGCGAAGTCTATTGGGTGGTCAGACCAAGAACTCAGTCAACTATATGACAGTCGTGCTGTGGTGACTTTATATAACGGGATGAAGTATCAGCAACTTCAAAAGAGCAAGCCAGAGGTAAACAAGAAACTTCAAGCTGCTCCTAAGATGATGCGATCAGGAACTTCTGCCCCACCTGTAAAGTCGTCTGGTGATAAACAAGCGATGCAAAGGCTACGTGAAACTGGAAAAGTTACTGACGCAGCAAGAGCATTTGAACGATTCATTTAATTTTGGAGTTTTAAAATGGCTACATATCAAACCTATACCGCTATCGGTCAGCGTGAAGACCTTTCGGATGTTATCTACTCGATTTCACCAACAGATGTTCCTTTCATGTCTTCTATTGGCAAGACAAAGGCTACTGCTGTTTTGCACGAGTGGCAAACGGATAGCCTTGCCTCGGCTACTTTAGATAACTACGCTGTTGAAGGGGCGACAGCTTCTGACGCTACCATGTCTCCAACCACTCGTGTTGGCAACCGCACTCAGATCGCTCAGAAGACTGTAAAGATCTCTGGCACTTTGCAGAGCGTTGACAAAGCAGGCCGCAAATCTGAAAAAGCCTATCAACTGGCTAAAGCATCGAGCGAAATTAAGCGGGACATGGAAACAACCCTGTTGAGCAATCAGACTGCTGCTAACGGCAACAGTTCTACTGCTCGCAAGTTGGGTGGTCTGCAAGCATGGTTGAACAGCAACTATGATGGCGGTACTTCTGGCGTGGCTGGTGACTTGGGTACTACTGCTCGTACCAACGGCACTAACCGCACTTTCACAGAAGACATTTTGAAGACTGTTATCCGTGAAGTTTACGCTTCTGGTGGCAATCCCAAAGTGTTGATGGTCAACCCTGCACACAAGCAATTGGTGTCAGCTTTTGCTGGTATCGCTGCACAGCGTTTCATGGCTCCATCTAACGCTCCTACCACAATCATCGGGGCTGCGGATGTTTATTTGAGCGACTTCGGAACTGTGTCTGTTGTTCCCAACCGCTTTATGACTTCTACCAACACTTGCGATGAAGTTGCGTTTGTGCTTGACCCTGACATGGCTGCTATCGCTTACTTGCGTCCTTTCCAGACCAACGAGTTGGCTGTTACTGGCGACAATGAAACCACACAATTGCTGTGTGAGTACACATTGGAAGTTAAGAACCAAGCTGCTCACGGCATCATTGCCGATATCACACCTTAATCTGGTGTAACCTCGAAAAATGCCTCAGACTTAAACCTCTGGGGCATTTTCTTTTCTAGGCAAACTGATAGAATTAAGGTATGGAAAACTTTAAACAAACTGCTGTTCATGCCGATGGCGAAGGTGGCATCGTTATCCAAACTCGTCAGGATGTTTCTGATATTGTTGAGCAGAACAAAAAAGAATATAACTCGTTTGACGAGAGAGCAAGATGGTCTGATAACTTGTTTGGCAATAAGGTTGCATCTATTCCAATGACAGTTATTGATGACTTGAACAAACAAGGAATCATGCGAGGTTTTGCTGTTCTTGATGACAAGCGTTTTGCTGCTTGGTTAAATGACCCAATGAATCGTGCATGGCGCACTAGAACAGGAGTAGTATGAGTTTCGCAACATACTCTGATTTACAGACCTCTATCGCAGGTTATCTTGCTAGATCAGACTTGACTAGCCAGATTCCAGACTTCATTACCTTTGCTGAGAATCGTCTTCGCAGAGAATTGCGTGTTCGTCAGATGCTCAAGTCTGTAACGACTGCCACAGTATCTGGTGATTCAACTGTTGAAGTTCCTAGCGACTTCTTGCAGATTCGTGATTTTGTCGTACTGACAAATCCAATTCAGCCATTGAGTTACTCTAGTCCCTCAACTTTGTCTAATGACCCAAGAGCATCAGAAGTTGGTGTTCCTAAGTCTTATACGATCTTGGCTAACGAGTTCTTACTGTCTCCTCCTCCTGATGGTGTTTATACACTTAGGCTCTTGTATTACTCTGCGCCAGCATATCTGTCTAGTTCAAACACTTCAAACGTGTTTTTAAATGTTGCTCCTGATGCGCTACTTTACGCTGCATTGATTGAGGCCGAGCCATATTTAATGAACGATGGTCGAATCAATACATGGGGAACTATGTACGACAGAGCAATCTCCTCCCTTACCAAGTCTGATGAAAATACTCAGTACTCTGGTGTCCCATTAGCAATGAAACTTACTGCAAGGTGAAACTATGGCTGAAATGTCTAACTACCTCGAAAATGCTCTTATCAATGTCACATTGAGAGCAACCTCTTACACAGCACCAACGACTGTTTATGTGGCTTTGTACACAACTGACCCAACTGATGCTGATACAGGAACAGAGTGTTCTGGTACTAGCTATGCTCGTCAGGCTGTGACCTTTGGTGCGCCTAGCAATGGTGCTACTACAAACTCTGCTGCTGTTGAGTTTCCTCAAGCTGGTGGCTCATGGGGAACGATTACCCATATCGGTATTCGTGATGCTTCTACTGCTGGCAACTTGCTGTATCACACAGCCTTGGATGCGTCTAAGACTATCGCTACTGGTGATGTGTTTCGCATTGCCTCTGGTTCATTGAGCGTCACATTGGCGTGAGATGGCTGATTTACTGCCTCCGTGGACAATTGATTCGCTAGACAACTTAAAGTCTAGCATTGATGACTTAACACTCACACTCGATAGTCCACTCTACACCACCTCAGTAACCCTATGGGATGCCTATGGGTCTGTGAGTGGTTCTGCGACTGTTACAGCCGATGCTGTGAGGGTTCAGAATGGAGTAGGGGCAGTAGATGGAACAGCAACAGTTACGGCTGATGCTGTCAGGATTCAATACGCTAGTGCAAGCATTACAGGCTCTGCAAGTGCTTCATGCGATGCGATTAGGGTTCAGTTTGCTTCAGGCTCAATAGACGCTAATGCGACTGTTACTGCTGATGCGATCAGGGTTCAGTTTGCCTCTGGAAGTATCACAGGTAACGCTGATGTAACTGCAATTGGTACTCGTGTTCAGTTTGGTGATGCGTCAATTACTGGTACTGCTGATGTAACTGCTCTTGGTGGAATCGTAGCCAATGGCGTGGCATCTATCACGGCTGATGCAACAGTAACTGCTGACGCTATTAGGGTGCGTGATGCTGTAGGCACAATAACTGGTACTGCGATATTCACAGCCAATGGCGGTATTGTTGCTGATGCCAACGCAAGTGTTGTCTGTAATACAGATTTTACGGCCTCTGCCTCCGCAATTTACGCAGGGGTTGGTAGCGTTACTGGCACAGCTACGATCACAGCCAATGGTCATATTCTTGGACAAAACTGGAATCCAGTACCAGAAGATGACAACACTTGGACTCCTGTTTCTACAGATTCAAACACATGGACTGTTGTTTCTAGCGACACAAATACTTGGACACCAGTATCAGCTAACGACAACACATGGACAATTCAGGCTCAAGGAAGTAACACATGGCTACGACAAAATTAACATTTGGTGAGTGGATGCCTGACCAACCTAGCTTTACAGGTGCTTTGGTTGACGCAAAGAATGTGGTATCTCAGGCTGTGGGTTATGGCCCACTCCCTACTGCTGCGACATTCTCCCAACAAGCCTCAGAAGACCTTACTACTTTGGTAGCAGGGAAAACCCCTACTAATGACACAAAGCTGTTCGCTGCTGGTACAACCAAAATCTTTAGCGTAAGTGGTGTTGGTGCTTTAACCGATGTGTCTAAAACTGGTGGCTACACCCCTAATGCTTATGGCGACAGATTTAGGTTTACTCAGTTTGGTAACGCTATTATTGGGACTAACTTTAGTGACCCAATGCAAGTGTTCACCTTGGGGACTTCTACAGGATTTACAGACCTAGCGGCTACTGCGCCTATCTGCCGATATTTGACTGTCGTGCGTGACTTTGTGGTGACTGCTGTTACTAACGAGTCTTCTGTGATCTATCCATCTAGGGTTCGTTGGTCTGGTATCAATGATGAGACTGAATGGACAGCAGATCAAGTAACCCAAGCTGATTACCAAGACATTCCTGATGGTGGTCAGATCATGGGGATTCGTGGTGGCGAGGTGGGTATTATTCTCTTGGAAAAGGGAATTACTCGCATGAGTTACATCGGTACTCCCTTTATTTTCCAGTTTGACAATATCTCTCGTGGCAAGGGATGTATCGCATCAGGCTCTATTGCACAGGTTCAAGGTGTAACCTTTTTCTTGTCAGACGATGGTTTCTATTCATGTGATGGACAGAATGTCGTTGGGATTGGCACAGAGCGAGTAGATCGTTGGTTCTTTGCCAATGCTGATGAAAGCCAATTCGGTATCATGTCTGCTGCTGTTGACCCTGTTCGCAAGTTGATTATTTGGAACTTCAGAACTACTTTTGGTAACAGACAGTTGTTAATTTACAACTTCAACACTAAAAAGTGGACTTATGGCGATGCTGGTGCTGACTACATCTCTGACGCATCTACAGCAGCCACAACCCTAGAAAACCTAGATTCGATCTCCAATAGTATTGATGCTTTGACAGTATCTTTAGACTCTATCCTTTACATGGGTGGTAAGTACTTCCTTGGTGGAACAAATGGTAGGTATGTGGTTACTTACAACGGCCCTAACGCTACTGGAAACATCATTACTGGCGATCTAAACGCTGGTGGTAGATCAGTAGTAACCCTAGCTAGACCTCTAATTGATGGAGGGTCGGCTAACGTAGCTGTGGCTTCTAGGACACTATTGAGCGAAGCACCTGTGTTTGGTACTGCTTTGGCGGCTGATTCTGATAATAGGATTTCACTAAGGTCTAATGGCAACTTCCATCAATTCCAGATCACACCTACTGGTCAATGGAAAACTGCTGTTTCCTTAGACGTTGATTACCAAGGTCAGGGAGTTAGGTAATGTTTAGAACCCTACCGCCTTTTGGTGGAGATCAGCGACAGACAGCCGAGATCATTCGTGGAATCATGGATGGCAAGACCAATAACACTGGTACGCTAACCTTGGCTACTGGTGGTGCTACGACTACCACTCTGAACGACAGAAGGATTGGTGGCGATAGCGTTATCTTGTTTGTGCCTGATTCGGCTGCTGCTTTTACAGACTACATACCTTATGGTGCATTTCAGAGCCTTGCTGACCAGACTGCTGCTGCGATAAACACGGCTTATGCCATGACATTGGACACCACAGACTTTAGCAATGGTGTAACGCTGTCTAACAGTTCTAGGATGAATGTTAAGAATACTGGCATTTATAACTTCCAATGGTCTGGTCAGTTTGAGAATACCGATTCCCAAGATCACGATGTGAGGGTTTGGATAAAGATAAATGGCACTAACTTAACTGGCTCAACAGGCTTCTTTGCTGTGCCTAGCAAGCATGGTGTAGTAAATGGTCGTGGTTTGGTTGGTTGGAACTATTATCTAAGCCTAAACGCCAATGATTATGTGGAACTTTGGTGGGAAACAGATAGCACAACTGTAAGCCTACAAACCTATGCTGCTGGTACAAATTACCCCTCAACAGCGTCATTGATTACCACAATGAACTATATCTCGCCCTCTGCCTTGACAAACATCTACGCCAGTAGCTTGGGACAGGGTACGGCTACGATCACTCACTTTGCAAATTCAACCGCTAACAAGACTTACAAATATGTTGTTATTGGCTAATTTAGGTATAATTGTGCGTAAGGATGACGCATCTCGCAGTCCAAAACTATATGGAGAAAGAGATGTATAGACCTTTTCTTGCTGACACCCCAATATATGCAAACTACGAAGACAATGGTGGTCTTTTTAGGGATGACTTTATCGAAGGTGGTGGTCAAGGCTATTCCAACTTCTTTGCTGGCAATGCGCCTGTGTTCAATCCAGAACCTGCGCCTATTTACACACCACCAGTTTACACACCTCCACCAGAGCCTGTTTACGCACCTCCTTCTGCGCCAGAATATAACTCTATAGCGAACGAAGATAATAGGCCTGTATTTACAC